CCTTGTTTTCACGGTAAGGATGGGATATGGAATACTATGTTTAAAATTGATAGTATGTATGATGTGTATAAGAAGACGAATCCTGGTAAGATTTATAGTGATATTAAAGTGTTGATGGAAAAATTAAATGTGCCTTATTTTGTATTTACGTCAAATATTGATGGCTTATTTTTGAAATCAAATTTTGATCCGTCAATGTTGTGTGAGTGTCACGGTAGTTATGCTTATAAGAGATGTGAAAGGTGTAATTATATTGGTTTGACTGATGACAAGAGATGTAAGAATTGTGATATTTTGTTGCGTGAAAATATTCTCAAGTATGGGGATAACAAGACATTTAATACGGGGATACTTGACGTTCAGGAAGACAACTTTAAAAAGTTTAGAGATAATAATACAAACATTTGTATTATTGAATTAGGGTGTGGTATTATAACACCGACTGTTAGGCATTATGATGAGCTGTTGTTGGAGACAAGGAGTGATGTGAAGTTGATTAGGGTGAATCCGGATCATTGGGTTGTTCCAAGTAATATAGAGTCTAGTTGTTGTATGATAAATATGACTGCTGAAGATTTTATTAATAGTCTAGAGTATTAAGCCAATTAAAAAAATTGTTTAGATAAACTACTATTTCGCATTTGTATTCATAACCTATATCTGCTAATCTTCGTTCTATCTTGCAACCTCTGTCTTCGTGATATTTTATTAGTTTTTGTTCGCTGCCGCCTATCATTCCGTGTATTGTGTCAAATTTATTATATTTTAAAAGTTCTAATATAGAAAACGCTCTTATAAAATAATTCGGTCTCCTTATTTCATCTTGTTCTATAGAGCAAGATGCCGAAAAATATAATTCTGTGTATTGTTTATAAATTGAAGAAATACTTATAAGAGTATTATTTTTTTTAAATACACCAGCTATAAATCTGTTTGGAATTTTCTTTTCTATAATGTCTTCTATGTCACCTTCTAAAATTGTAGCTATATCGGATTCTGTATCCTTTTCACATAGTTTATCTAATAAACGTCTATTATTATATTTTTTAATTTCACTCTTATTTAAAAATTTTATATAATGTCCGTTATGTTTTTTAAGATAATCTTTTAACTGTTTTTGAGATTTATGTATGCATTCAATTTTTGATATTATTTTTCCTTCTCCAATTTCTCCTTGATAAAAATTTATTTTACCACCATTTAATTTACAATACATTTTTATAATATAATATTATAAAAATAAAATAATTCATTTATTATAAATAAATGAATAAAACACCACGATCAAGAAATCGTAGATCAAGACGCAAACCATCAAGATCAAGAAAGCGCAAAGCATCAAGACGTAGATCGTCAAAGTCAAAACGTAGATCGTCAAAGTCAAGACTCAGAACGTCAAAGTCAAAACGTAAAGCCTCACCTTCAAAAGTAACAATTGTAATGAAAAGGTCAAATAAGAGTGATAAAAAATATATGGTGATTATAACGGATAATAAAGGTAAGAAAAAGACAGTGCATTTTGGGGCAAAAGGATATTCTGATTATACTAAACATAAAGATGCTGAAAGAAAGGGTCGTTATGTAACAAGACATAAAGCTAAAGAAAATTGGAGTAAGTCAGGTATAAATACACCGGGATTTTGGTCAAGATGGATATTGTGGAATAAACCTGGTCTTAAAACAAGTATCAAAGATACAGAAAGGAGATTTAAAATAAAAATAAAAAATTAAAATAATCTTTTTAAAGTATAAAATGAAACATATAAGTGTAGTTTTAGGAGCATTGCTTGGAGTTATGAATAGTGTGGTATGTATTACATACCTTGGTCCAACTTTTGATAGCAAACCTGCGTTGGATGTTAATGATTGGAGAAGAAAATTTTTGTTATTTTTTGCGTGGTTTAATGTTGTGTATTTGGTAGTTAATGCCTTGGCGTTAGGAAAAAGACTAACATTAGGTTATGTATTACCATTAGCACTAAGTATTATGTCACAGATAGTAATTATAATATATCTTGGGCCAACATTTGAACATTCTGAAAAGATTGATAGTGATGATTGGAGAAGAAAATTCACATTGTTTTTCGCGTGGCTAGGAGTAGCTATGGTTGGAGTTTCTGTACTTCCATTATTAGCTGGTGGTGTAGCAATGTATGCAGGAATAAAGAGTAGCGACTATTCAAAATTAATATAAATTATTTTTTATATTTTTTAATATAAAAATGATTGAAAAAAAAACAATATTTGTAATCTTGAGTATAATAAGTGCTGTTGCGTTTATAATAAATATATTGTATTCTAAAGATGGCTTGAATCTAGATGATAGGAGGAAAAAGTATGTATTATTTATAGTGATATTTTTTGTAATAATTCCTAATTTTTATTATTTTATGTTTATTAAGAAAGAAAAATATGATTTTTCAGGTGTTCCACTAGTTGATAAAAAGATTATTTTTGAGAATCAAGTGATTACGCCACCTCCAGCAAATAGTGATGTTTATAGTTATTCAGCTACAGTTTCAAAGGCTGGTGATTTATTATATTCTATATCAAATTTGCCAAAAAATAAAAATTGTGGAATAAGCTTTAATGATTTTAATTTAAGTATAAAATCTGATAATGATGGAAATTATACATTTATAGAACCATTACCTGTATGTCTTCTGATATATAATGATATAAAAATAGGTTTTGATATGGAAGAAATTATTGCTAATAATGAATATATAGTAACAGGAAATTATAAGAATTTTGTAAATAGAACAGATAAAAGTAATCTTGCATCTAATAATCCTAAATTTAATATTAATATTAAACTCACACAATTCATACCTGGGTCAATTAAAGATGTTATTAAAAAATATATAATATCTGATGGATCATTAATGACTATAACATAACAAGTATAAATGTATTTGAATAAAATTTAGATAAGTAAAATTAGTTTTAGGAAGTAAAGATTTAAAAATAAAAATGAATTTATATAATAATAAATTATTATATAAATAAATATGCCGCCAAAAAAGAAGGGACAACGTAATGTTATAACAGAGGATAAAAAGAGAGATTTGGTATTAAAGGAAGATATGGAGGAGTATGGAAAGATTGATAAAATGTTGGGAGATGGTAGATTTAATGTTATTTTGTGTACAGGGGAGAGTATGGTGTCAATATTAGCAAAGAGGTTTAGGCGTAAGTCTAAAAAGGGTGGGCGAAATCCAGGTGAAAAGGTATTTATTGGATCTGGAGATGTTGTATTGGTAGCATTTAGAAGTTTTGAAAATAAGTGTGATATCATATATAAATATGAGAAGAATGAGGTAGCGAGGTTGGTGAATATGTCTGAATTGCCTTCAAACTTTTCAACAACGATGGATACAGATGATAAGAATGATATTTATGATGGATTTGATTTAGAGGCAGATGCTGGGTTAGAAGATGTAGATGTAGTTTCAAGGCAAACAAGAAATGTTGATATGCCAGGATCAGAATCTGATGTTAGTCTTGATTTTGATTTTGATATGATTTAAATTATTATATTTTTAAAATATAATAAGATTTTATTTGTAATATATAGCAGCAGCGGCTTTGTATAAAGCGCTAGATTTTTTAAGGAGAACAAAATCGTGTTTAGGGATGTCTAGTTCTTTTTTTGCCGATTTTACAGCTTTAAGCCATCCGGAAAAGTTGGATTTGGCTACAGCGCTCTTCTTTTTTGATACATAGTGTGTTTGACCGTCTTTTTTACAGGTTTTTATGTCACTTTTTGTGAGACCACCAGGTGTCTTAGTAGCGGTTCCATTCATTACTTGTCTTTTTGATCCAACAGGCATATTTTATTATATAAAGATATAATAAAATTTTATTTTTTAAAAAATAGCGTCGTAATTTTCATTATAATCTATATTTTTAATTGGAATAGACTTTAATGATAAATATTGTTGAATAAAATTATTTGTATTTTGATCTTTATATTTATTCATAGTTGTGTCAATATCAAAGAAACCTGATTGTGTTAGTATGGTTTTATCGTTTTGTGATCCACAAGATGTAGCAGAATCTTTTTCAGATGATTCTATTAGATCTTGTATAAAATCTTTACCATATATTTTGTTGTCATTTAAGAATATAATAATGGTATTTTTATTTGTTTCTTTCATAATACAAGGGACAGCAGAGCAATAGTTTTTATAAGTTTTATGAAGTTTAACGATACCTTTTGTATCGGGTAAAGTGATTGGATTATCTGAGAATATATTGATTTCATCTACTCTAACTGTTTGATCTAATAGTGAGTTTATAACAGCAGAACTGATATGTTGTTTATCGTGTTTGATATTTATGTTTATAACTACTTTATCATTTTTAGCTCTTTCTAGATTTTTGTAGGAGTTAGCGTAGCTTGAAGTGCTAAAAATATACATGTTAATGTATCTAATCAATCCAAAATATGTTAAAATACTAAAAATAAGAGATAAAAATGACATTCCAATAGAAAACATAATCCACTGTTTCTTATTCATATCTTTATTTTTATAATATTTTTTTTATTTTAATAAATAAAAAATGTATTCAATATTACTTTCATTTGATAATAATGATAAGGTATCTTGTAAGTTTGTTGAGGGTTCTCAAGATGAGAAGAAGCGTGATCTTCGTCTTGTTGATATTACAGGACATCCACAGTCTAAACTTATAGATACTAAAAATGTATTTGTAAAAACCAATAAATTGGCTGAATGTGGAAAAAACAAGCTTTTTGTAGTGAAAAATCAATTCATACTAAATATGGCTAAATTAACGGCACTTGATAATTCAATATCTGTTTTATATATGAGAAATAATAATGATAGTGAAGTAAATCATATGTGTATGATTGAGGATAGAGTAAATATTGAATATAAAGGAATTTCAGCTTATTAATATTTATATTAAATCTTTATTTTTTGAATTTTAAGTATGCTTTATATAGTAAAAACAATAATACCAAACTAGCAATAACTATGAGTATAATTGTAGGTGTATTTAATTTTGAAGAATCTTGTTTGTAAAATAGGGATGTTAATACATTATCTGGTTTTCCACCTGGATACATTTTTATTAACCATTCTTTGTCTATTGGAGATATTTTAGCATTAGCATCGGTAGATACGCCATTTTTTGTAAATGTAGCTGGAAAGTAATACAACATGATAGATTGAGGATCATAATTTGATCCATTGATTTCATTTAATTTGTATTTTTCAATGATGTTATGAAATGTGGTTTCTTTATCCCATCCTTGAGTTCTATTAGCCCATTCATAAATTACGTTGTCATTCCATTCTATTGATTTTCCTCTGGGATTTTGGTGTTCGTGTATCATCCCAAGCACATGAAAAAATTCGTGTATAATAGTCCTTGCATCCATCCAACCTAAATTTAAAGTCTTTTTACCTCTGCTATCAAGAGAATTGCAATCAGTTCCTACTTCAGAGTAAGCACCTTCGTCTGGATTAAAACCTATTCTTACGTTAGATAATTTTATATCATCAACAAAAACAAGTTTAAGGCCTACTAGTGGTTGGACGCGTTTAGCGACTACATATTTAACAGCATCTTTTGGATTCATTTTCCTAATTTCATATTCTATTGGATCAATCTCTAATTTTTTCCCACCAACCTTTCCTTCAAGCGTTTCAATAGGAGTCCAAGGGACATTTTTTGGTTCTTCAATAAAAGCAAAATTTATTGTAGAGTCTTTAGGCCATAGTTTTGAAGTAAAAAATGCAGCTCTTAATTGACGATTGTGTTCGTCATGAGTAGATATGCTATTTATATGTTTTACAACGTGTGTTTCTGAATCTATAGGTTTTTGGATACAAGATCTCATTTGACCGAAAATAAAATCGGCGCTCATTTATATATTTAAAATAAAAAATATAATTTAAAATATTATAATATCTTTATATAAAAATGGCCGCTGGTGGATTAACATATAGCGGACTCACTAATTTTGGAAAAGTAACATTACCTTCAGTTGATTCATGGGGAACCAACAT